TTGGAGGATCCTGATCCCTGGTCTCTGCCCAATATGTTATCGCTTCGGCAATAACTAGGTTCAGGGACCTGGGATCAGTCTATTAGTGCTGGCAAGACTGCAGAAGCGCCAGTGTGAAGAGGCAGAGGCTGGTCTAAGAAGCTAGTGTGCGCCGCAAGGCGCAAGCTTCGAGCTAAAAATAGAAAGAAAAAATTTATGTGTAAGAGACCTGGATTACCAATGCAAAAAATATTTATACAACATGCGCGCTGGCTAGAGGCCAACGGCTACAAGCAGCAAGCGACAAGCTGCAAGCTTCAAGCCGCAAGCTTGACAAGAAAGTATTATAATGATATCCAGGAGTATAAAGGAGAAAGTAAAAATGAAAACAAATGAAGCATTAAAAATTATAGGAGGCAGCCTGAGCAAACCATCTAAGATGCCTGGCTGGTCGATAGGTTTACCTGCGAAGGAATGCAAGACAGGCGGCAAGCTCCAGGCTGTGAAGGGCTCAGTATGTTATGACTGTTATGCACTGAAGGGCTGCTACGTGTTTAAGGTTGTTCAGGATGCGCAATACAGGCGGCTGGCAGCATTGAAGGATCCGAACTGGGTCACAGCTATGGCGCATTTAATAAATTCAAAAAAGCCGGATGTGTTCCGATGGCATGACAGCGGCGACGTTCAGGATTTAGAACACTTACAAAAAATTTATGAAGTCTGCAGGCTGTCACCTTCTAAGCGTCACTGGTTACCGACTCGTGAAGCATGGATAAAGGACCACCTAACAGACAAGCCTACAAATTTAGTCATACGATTTAGCGCGCCCATGGTTGACCAGCGGGCGCCCGAGTCGTGGCCTAACTCTTCGGAGGTGGTGACATCAGGGGCCAGCTGTCCCGCAGCTCAACAAGACAATGAATGCAGGGACTGTAGACAATGCTGGGATCCTAAAGTAAAAACTATTAAATACGGAAAACATTAAAATGTTTAGACACCCAAAATATTATAAAGAATTACGCAAGCGTAATAAATCTGACCGGGTCATTAGCGGAGCTGAAGCGACGGCTGAAGTGGAGCGTGCACCTGGTCAGGGCCTCAGGGGACAGGCTAAAGTCCTCAAGCTTCAAGCAGCAAGCTCCAGGGACCAAGCTTCAAGCAACAAGCTTACAAAGTCTCAAGCTTCAAGCAGCAAGCATCAAGCCCCAAGCACAAAGGCTCAAGCTTAAAGCCGCAAGCAACAAGCTCGTGGATCATGGACCCTGGAAAAAGTTTCACGGTACTCGGACCAAGGGCCTCTACTAAGATAAATGTATTCTGTGGATGTTTGAAATGGAACGCAATTTGATGTGGACTGAAGCGTACCTTGTTACTCTTCGTAACTTTTAACTCTACTGTAAAAAAGTTCCCCAAAGTATTATACCCCAATAGATCAGGAGTACCGGATAGACTAAGGTTTTCAAGTCTATTCCAGATAATTTTGGGAGTTTTTGACTTAAGTTTTTGATATAATTTACGCTCTGGTGCCATACATTTTTTGGGGTAACATCGTCATTCATTTTACAATCTTTCTGACACGTTTTTGTTGACTTTATCAAACTCAATGTTGAAAGATATTATAGTTTTTTTAACATCAGTTAAAACTTTTGACGACCTGTGGATAACAAAACTTGGAAAAATTACAATATCACCTTCTTTTGCCGGTATATTAAATTTATTATCTAAATTAAAAGGATCTACCAATTCTGTTGAAGGAGCTGACTCAGGAAGCTCTAAGTAGTAAATACCAGTATAGTTTTGACTATGTATATGCCAACCATGTCTACCTTCTTTCTCGTATTGTTGAAACCACAAATCTTTAATGCTGTATACTTCAAATCCTAAATTGGTAACACATTTTTCAAAATGTGTTTGTAAGTAAGGTAGCAAATATTTTACCCATTCTCTATCTGTAGACTTAGAATTAGAGTGATCTAATTTTTTTATAAAATCATCATACTTATCTTGACCATATAATTGATCGCCCGGTGCTTTGTTAATTAGACTAACCAGATCATTTTTAATTTTATCATGTCCATTTAATTTATCTAATAGAATTTTAGAATTTACTTTTATCTCTATCACTTAATAGTCCTTCTGAAGTTTATCTGGCAAGATAAGACTCGAAGGTTTTTCAGTTTTTAAAACTAATCTGTGTGCACTATGACCTGGCTGACCAATGATAGGAGTAGCATTCTCATGTACTTCCATTCTTCGGATTGCATGCAAATTTCCTTTTATCTCTACATAGATAACTGCGTTTTTTACTGCGTCAGAGCCTTTAGTAAAGTTACTCAAGAATAGTTGCAAGTCTTGTACTCTCATGAATCTTTTCGTATTAACTTGTCTGTTAATTCATCTATCACTTTTTTATAACCTTGCAATAGATTTTTATTTTTTTCATTCTCAGATGAAATTTGTTTTAATTTCCAAAGTTGTTCTTTTTGAAGTTTCAATAAAAACTTATATCCCTCAATGGAATCTTTTAATTTTTCAATTTGTTTTGTAAGATCTAAATCTCCTCTGTCATCTTTCATCTATTGACTTTATAGGATAGTTACCTTAAATTGTCAACTATGGGTGTACCAAAAAGACTTACAGAAATGCAACAAAGATTTGCCGAATTTTTAGTATTCGGTGGACCTGATGGACCAATGACTCAAACAGAGGCAGCGATCGCTGCTGGGTATAGTCCTAATCGTGCAAGACAAGAAGGATCAGAGTTATGTAATCCTAGACTATCACCACTTGTTGTTAAACACATTGGTGAACTAAAAGAAGAAAGACTTCGAAAACATGAAGTCACTTACGAAGGACACGTAGCAGAACTTGCTAGACTTAGAGAGGCCGCTTTAAAAAAAGGATCATTCTCTTCTGCAGTGAATGCGGAAGCAAACAGAGGAAAAGCAGCAGGACTATACATAGATAGGAAAATAATAAAAACAGGAAAATTAGAGGACATGTCAGAACAAGAGCTAGAAGCAAAAATGAAACAACTTTTAAACGACTACGGACAGATAATTGATGTGACTCCATCTAAATCTTCTGAATCTTCTTTACCCACTGACGAGGAATCATCGTCCGATCTCCAAAAGTAATACCATCTTCATCTTGATCGTAAGATGCAAATAATTTTATAGACTTATCATCTTTAGAATATAACCAACCTTCATTAACAGGTCTTGCTAATTTCATCTTGTCAAACTCTTTGTCAGTAGCCCAGCCCGAGTCGCTTACACAATCAATCCACTCCACTCGAACTCTCGGATAAGGTATATCGGGAGCACTTTCAGCAGCAATTCTTTTTCTTCTTTTCCTAGGCATGGTTCCTTTCTACAACTGCGACCCCTATATGACAATAAAATATTTTAACACGCGCTTGCAAAAAAATATTTTGAAAGTGTCGCAAAAGGTAACAATTGACCTATTAGTGTTGATTTTACTGGCAAAAAGTAGCGACCCCTGGGGTGTCGGGAGGGTTCGGAAGGGTTCGGAAAACGCCTTTTGCCTTCGCACTTTTGTGGCCAAATTGTGGCCAAACAGGCAAAAAACCACATTTCTGCCACAATTGACCATTTTTTTGCGACCCCAAACCCCATTTTGCGAACCCTGCCGAACCCTTGCGACCCCTCAGGGTTCGCAGTTTTATAAGACTGTTTTCTCTGTTTGTTCACCATAATATTTTGTCATCACAGCTAATTTATCCTCAACATCTGCTATACGCTCTAACTGTTTATCGACCTCTCCTGTAATATCTACATGTTCCGGGATCACTAAATTGTGTTCACAAATAGCATCTATCTTGTATCTAGCATCTTCAATTTCTGCTTCATACTTCTTTAGAATTGTTCTAAACAACTTATTATTCATTTCCACCTCCTTGTCATAATCTTGCCATGTTCATCTTCGTACATAATCCATGACTTATAACCATCAAAATAATAGCCGTGTATTTTTCTTTTTACTTTCATTTAAAGTCCTCCTCTTTCATTTGTATGTTTGCTTTTTCTTTCTCATCATGCATTAGGTCATAATACATGTCTATTCTTTTTAAAGCTTTGTGTTTCCAGTCCCTAAGTTCCGAACCACTTATTTTAAATTCTTGGTAATATAGGTCAGGCGTGCATACCATGATAACTCCCTGCCCAATTTGAGATTTGTAGACGTAGTCGTGTGCCATGGCGTACATTGCGATTTGCAAATAATAATCTTCGATCCATTCTTTCTTCTTCGGACGATTAGCTTGTTTGAAGTCAACAACAGTTTCAATATCGTTATGTAAACAGACAAGGTCTGTTTGACCTGCGTATAGCCCCGGATAATGTAAAGTAACTTCTGAGCCGTAATACTCTGATACTGGCGCGAGACCGATCTCCATAATTTTTTCGGCCATGGGCTTCGCCTGGCATCCGAGTTCTGTAAGATCATCGTAACCAACGCCCGTGACATAAGACTCGAGGAATTTGTGCATACTGGTGCCCCGTGCACTAGATACATTCTTGATTCTGTCCGCTTCAGCTTCGCCAACTTTAGCCTTCCATTCTTTTAAAAATTGTTGATTTTTGGTGGCTCCTAATATCGTAGTCACACTAGGAAGTCTATAATTATTTACTTCATAGACCCTGGTCCCTGTTCCGGGGTCCGTGATCTGTTTACCATTGATATAGTTGTATTTTTCACTCTTCTTGATTGCCTTACCAATGTTGTGATATTCCTCTATATCTTTATCGTTCATCATTTTTTATTCTTTAAATATTTAGGTGCAAAGTTAACAATATTATTTAACGGTGCAGAATCGTGAAAGTTACCACTAACACTGATTCGTGTGCAGTCAGACTTGTAGGGTGCAACCCAGTGTTTGAGCCACGCAGGAAAGATAAACATATCATTCTCTTCAGGTAAGAAAGACATATAAGTAATAGCGTCTCTTGGTCCATTACCATAGATAAACTGTATACCACCAGGACCACAGCTCTTACCTTTATAGTCTTCGTGTTCTTTTTTTAATTCTTTAGGCATACTACAATAAATTACAAACGATAGTCTACCATCATGATCATGTGGTGGATTAAAATCATTCGGTCTTTGATAGTTTATCCATAACGCAGATAAAACATACTCTGGCAACTTATCGTATGGCTTGTTAACATATCTTTGATATGCTTGATCATAGACACCGATGTATTGTGATAACGTTGGTAATATTTTATTTTTAGACTCAGGACTATAACCTGTTTCTTTGTCCAAGATTCCTGCTAATTTAGTCGTGTAGTCTTCATTATTAGACTTTGCTTCATCTAATAATAATTTTTTAAATTCATCTTTTACTTTTAACTTAACAACGCAAGGTCCCCAGTTAAATATAGATATAGGTATTTGTTCACTCATAGTTTTTTCTTTAACTCCTCTAAGTAGGCACTGTTCTCTTGGTTTCTAATTAAGTCTTCCATTTGCTTGCTTTGTCTAGATCTTAATATTCGAGCATGTTTAATCCATGCCCAAGAATTTATTCGACCTGACCACTTCATAATAAAATGAAGTCCTTCGTATATATATTTATCTAGCATTTCTAAACTCCTCTAAATTTATTACATTTCCATTCATTATTTTTTTATCAGCATAGTATTCCATGATCTGATTTATTTTATCTAATTTAACATGAGCAAATGGCCAGATCAATAGACATACATAATACGCATCTCTAAATGTAGCTCGCCATTTCCATTGTGGTAAATATTTCGTACCATCTTTACGTCTACCTTTTACCGTTTTAGGTCTAAGTGTTCCAACCCCTAACGTTTCATGTACCCATATCAATACAGATTCATCAGTCATAGTTATCTCCATATTAATACGCATGGAGTTGGACAAACGATAACCAGGTTTGCCGTTGTGTCTTTTTTTCTTTTCAATTCCACGTTTAAAATGAACACTGCCTTCACCATCGAAAAGACCTGCAATGTATGCCGCATCAGTTTCTGGAATCATGTGTCAGTATCCATCTCACCATTGAAGTTGAAGGATCAAAGCCATCAAACTTTGTGCTAGTGCACGCTGTCAGAAGTACCATCATCAACCCAACCCATATCAGTTGTTTCATAGAACTCTCCCTCCGAGTCACAGTCCCAACATTGATGTATTGTGTCTCCCATCTCTGTTGCAACTTTTAAATAACCATTACCCTTACAAGTCGGGCAAACAGTTACTGTTACTTTAGCTTTTTTTAATTTTACCATTTAACTTCTTCGCTTTCTCATTTGCTATTGATTCAATCGTCTTTGCTATAGATAATTTAGCATCGGGCAATAATACCTTTGATAACTTATCTAAAGTAGCGTATGTTTCTTTTGTTAGAGAAACATTTTTATACTTTGTCATGTCAGTCATGCGTGTTCCTTTCATAATTTAAAAGCCTAATATAGGTGATAATATAGGATTGTCAATGAAAATTTTGTTAACTTTATTAATTTGTTCACAAGTAGCAGGAACTTGTATGGAACCATACGAATGGCCAACAAGATTTAATACACAATACGATTGCCTTATGTTTGGATATGAAGAATCTTTGAAAAAAATGAGAGAGATAGGTAGAACTGATGTTAATCAATATAATATGTTTGTTAAATTTTACTGTACACCAGAAAAACCTAGCATTTGACAATGTGTTCAAATTGTGTTAATGGCAAGTTCTTCTCACCATTACCTACCCTTATTTTTTCCCTCTTTAGGGTAGGTGTATTATCTACACATACAACCCATAAGTACACCACCATCGTTCATAATGTGTAAGTTTAATTTATCAACATACCCAGTTAATTTTAATCTAAGTATGTCGCACAGATCAAAACAATCAATCTTTTCTGTCAACACTATTCCCTCTAACATTTGTTTTGTCACCGGGATGAGTTGATACAGGCCGTCGTTTAATATAATCAAGTCCATTTATTATTTCATACCAAAGTTTTTTATACTTCGGGTCCTTTGTTTTGTTCCAGTTATTTGCTATCTCGTCTAACTTTTTTTGTATCATCATGTACTCTTGTTCCATGATTCAAGATGCTTTTTAATCCAGATGCTTTTATATTTATATCAACACCATAAGATCGCCATGCTTGTTTCATTAAGTTTAACTCTAATAACAGACTAGACCATTGGCCTGGTGCTGCACCATCTACTTTTATTGTTATTATTTTTTCTTTCATACCTAGAGTGTAGGATTTTTTAGGATATTGTCAACCTTTAGTTCGTCTTTTTTGTTGACGTTTTTCGTGTTTATTTCTTGACTTTTTATGACGCCCAGGACGTTTTTTAGGCTTATTACGAGGAGCTGTAGATACACCAAATTTAGATTTTTTAGACATCTTTCCATTCTTTCACAAAAGGTGTTGCACCATCTTCACGTGAAACCATTACAGGTAAATAACTTATCTTACCATTAACGTGTTGTTGTAAATCAGATCCACAATTCATACATCTGTATAATTCATTTGTAAGACCCACTAACATTGTAAATTCATCACAAGTAGGACACTTGCCATTAACTATTTCTGCTGATATTTTCATTACTCTAATATTAGCTTTTTTATCGACAAAGATCCATCAATATTTGTCTCTAATTCTGCCATAGATTTTATACACTGGTACTGCACTTGCTTTTTCGTATCACGCATTGCAACCCTCTTACCCTTCAGGCATTCAGACATAGACTCTTGTATTCTGTGCTCTTTAATCTCTCCGTTAATTATCATAAGAAGGGCTACTATCATCTCTGTCATAATATTTTACCTTTGTTTTTACCTTCTTTAATTTTGTATCTTTGTGTACCATTCGCACCAATCTCTACTTCTTGTTTAAGATTTTTTACATAACTCATTTGTTTTGCTTTTTTTTCTTGATCAGAAATATAATCTAAAATTTTTCTAGTAATTCTTTCCATTTTCTCTAACCTTATCTTTTAATGCTTCAATATCTTCTAATGCTTTATCTAATTGTTCTCTTAAAAATTCTATATTAACTTTGTTTGTCATATTCATTTCTTGAGTTTGTTCCATTTTTTCTACAGTCTTGTAAAGATCCTCAATTAAAAATATCTGCTCTTGATCGACGGGGACCTGTTCACTTTTTTTAAGCAAATCATTTTGAAACAACTCACGTGATGTCTCTAGTGATACCAGTCTTGCAGTCAACTCAGTGTAAGCGAATGTGCCGGCTGCGACGAGCAAAATTAAGCTAGCAACCGTTTTCATAGGCATCTGCACGGCAGCGGATTCAGATATGTTTAAAGGTTTTTTATTCATTTTCTTTTGGTTTTGGTGGAGGGATTATATATTCTTTTTTATCTAGTTTCAATGGTGTGTAGGAGGGCCTCATAAAAAAGGCCAGTAAACATAACAATATTATTACTATTGCTGTGAATCTGTAGTTCATAATGGGTCTCCATATTATTTTTTCTTTTCCTCAATTTCATAGAAGAACTTGTCCGTATCTTCTGTACGCCATGCTCTACTATCTTCTACATTCCATTCAGATGTTTGCACTTTCCAATCAGGTATATCATCTTTTACAGTAAAAGAAGGTATATCCCATATACATCTATTGTTTGGCTGTGCTGCATAATTACCATCGTCTAATGCAATTATGTGAGCGCACTTATGTTCGTGCGGTATCTCTGAATGGTCCGTATCCAATATATTACTTTCCGGATGTGCAAAGTCAACAGTAAATAAATATTTACCTGGGTGCCACTTCTTATCTTTACCTATGTATTTTCCTGCTTGTCCGTCTAGAATATCCCAACGATGCACAGAAGGATAATAAGAGAAACAATTCCAAAGCTGTAGTTCATCAAGTCTTCTGGCTGGTACGTCTTTTGCTTCGAAACCACGTTGAATAAACGCGCTAATTGGGAGGCGATAAAAGATTGCGCCATTTTCCATAATAGCGTGAAATAAGATGCTCCGACCTGTAAGACTGCTAATACCGAAGATAACACAATCACACACTTCTCCATGATGTTTTTGTAAGTCATATAAATACTCCTTTTTTATTTGCGCATATACTACAGGAATGTTTGCATTTAAGTAAGCCATAATTTATCATTTTATACCTTAAACATAAAAGAACGTCCATATATTTGAATGGGATTTACGTTGTTATAGTATTTTAATACTCTTGTTAAAGGCAGGATAACTTGTTCGTGACAAAAAGCATCATCTCCCATAAAATATCCTCCTGGTTTTATTTTAGGATAATAGGCTAAAGCTTCTTGATAAGTTTGTTCTTCAGTCATCATGGCATCAAAAAATATAAAATCTAAACTTTTATCTTCTATTTTTTTTACAGCTTCCAAAGAATCTTCGTCAATTATAATAACTTTATCTTTCATATTTGAATATTTAACTCTATGAAGAGTGACTAATTTATTAAATTCAGAATCTTCAGGAGATATAGTATACATTGGTTTTCCTGTTGGATTTGGACTAAGATAATCAGAGTATCCTTTCCAACTATCAACACCATATAATTTTTTTATACTGCAATTGTGAAGAATAGTCATTAAACTTAGACCTTGATGGACACCAAGTTCTAAACCTGTCAAATCTTTTCCCATAACATTAATAGCCATAATTAAATTTCTAATATCTGTTTTTTCATAATGTTTAAAATTATAACTCATTTTATTGTGCCCCAATTTGGTCCAGACTCGTAGTCAACTTTATTTTTAACTTCAAGAATAATAGTTTTTTCCATTGTCTCTTGAATTAATTTTGCTTCGTGGTCCGTGATTGAAAAACAAAGTTCATCGTGTATCTGTATATGAGGCACTATACCTTTTTCATATAAATCTACCATGGCTTTTTTTGTCATATCTGCAGCGGACCCTTGTATCAATCTATTTAAAGCTTTGTAAGTGAAAGCCGGAGTATAATGTTTTTCAAAATGTTCTAACTTTTCATCCACCAATTCTTTGTACTTTTCCATTTGTTCTAATTTATAAGCATCTATAGCTTGTTTTTTTGTATACAAAGGTACTTCATCAAATCTATTTATTTTAGAGTTCCATTTCTTATCAGTAGTTTCCCACTTATTAAATCTACAGAACCTATCTCCTAAGGTAAATAATAGTTTCTCCTCTGATGCAAAGTTTGACAAAGCATAAGATAATTGTTTAACAAAAGGCACCTTACCGTGATAGGTTTGAAATAGTTTGTTTGCTTCTAAAGAATCTAGGTTTAATTCTTTTTGTAATTTAAGTTTACCCATGCCATAGAATAGACCTAGGTTAATTGTTTTAGCTTGTGTTCTTGATATATTTGCCATGTCCGCAACAATTTGATGGAAGTCAGCATCTTCTTTATCAAACTCTTCTTGTAGTCCGCTAGTACCAGGTAGACCTAATTTAATTGCGTAGTGTACTACGATACGTGGTTCTTGTTGCGAGTAGTCAAAACTACCCCACTTATAACCTTCGTCTGGTATAAATAATTCTCTCATCTTTTTACCAATATAACCTTTAGATGGAATTTGTTGCAGATTTGGATTACTCATAGAGAATCTACCAGTTACAGTCCCACCACCATCTCCTCTTATTTGGTTAATATCAGCATGTATTCTACCATTATGAACAAAACCTAATAGACCATCTACAAATGTGCTTTTAGCTTTGTCACACTCTCTGGCTTTAGCCACCATTCTTAAAAATCTATTTTCATGCGTACGTAGATAATCTTTAGGTAGTTGTGGTAGTTTTGATTTAGGAGTTGTTTTGTAGTTTTTAATTTCTTGATGCTCTAACAAATTTTTTATAGATGCAGCAGCCCATATTTGTATATCTAATCCTGTTCTTTTCTTAATGATATTAATTAAGTTGTCTTTTCTTTTTTCTAACTTTTTACCAAACAACTTAGCTTTTGGGATATCTATTTTAACTCCTTTAAATTTCATGTCAACAAGGCAAGGAAATAATTTTGTTTCTAATTCAAATATATTTCTACAAGTTTTTTCTTCTGTTGTTCCATCATCGTTAGTTTTAGTATATAATACTTCATCCAATTTTTTATTAAATAGTTTCCAGAGACGTAGTGTTAAGTTTACATCTTGTTTTGCATATTCTTTTACAACCGAAGCAGGAAGCTTGTGCATGTTAGTCATTGGATCTTTGACTGTACCACCAGACCACTCTAATGTTTTTTCTTGTAAATCATATTTGTATTTTTCATCTTTTAAATAATCTTTTGACAAAGCATCTAATGAATATTTAAATCTATTCTCATCAATGACAGAAGCTGCAATCATTGTGTCTACAATTCTTCCTTTCATTATTTTACCAGTTACCGCTCTTATCCAACATACATCGTACATTGCATTGTGAAAAACTTTGGTAATTTTTTCATTCTGAAAAATCTTTTCGTTTAAAGATTCCCAGATTTTTAATTTTTTATCTAAGGATAGATCTGTGTCCGCATGACTTATTGGAAAATATGTAGTTTCTTTGTCAGTTGCAACTGCAACACCACAAATAAAACCATCACCTCTTATCGCACCTAATCCTTTTGATTTTAAATTAGGATCATATGTTTCTATATCTATCGCTACAGTATCTATACCTTGCAAATCTAGATCTTCTGGTGTCTTACACATTATAATCTCTTTCCAATATCATTTCTAAATAGTGTATTGCTTTCTTAATGTCTTCTTCTTTCCCTTTAGCAGAGTGTCTGCATATGTACTTTATAGCATTCCCCTCCGCGAAAAGCAATTTGTTTTCATTTATAAACTCTGCGGGCTGAATCTTCATCGAGCGGTAGTGTTTCCCGCCGACCTGCTCCTCTAATGAATTGTATGTTGTTCCTTTAAATATATCTTTGTGTGTCATTGTCTTACTCCTAATGTGTATTGTTTTTGTGATGCGATTGTCCAACAATCTATTCTCCCTCTACTGTATGCTACATACTTTAAACGAAGCTGTGTAAAATAATCTTCTCTTCTTGTTGCAGTCAAATCAACAACAACGTTGTCAAACGTCATACCTTTTACTTTGTGTATGTTTCCGTACTGAACTCTACTTACTTCTTCAACATTAACGCCATCTCTAATTAACTGTCTTATAAATCTAACTTGTTCTTCATTGACTCTACTTTTTACTCGAGTGTCTAAAAAGTCAGTAAATTCAAGGCTTTTCTCATATAAAAAACCTTTATCGATCATCTCTTGAATTGTATATTCTTTGTTAATCCAATCTTTAAAAGTTTCTTTTCCTTTACCTTTTACAATAGTTTGCATCCCCATATATTCCCAAAAATATTTTATTTGTTGCAAAGGCATAGCTTTACCTTTTACAAATGCAGGCCAATTTTTATGACAATCAAATTGTTTTTTAGACACAAACGCTGAATTACCTACAGCACAAAAATTAATTCCATTTCTTAATAGAAAAGCTCTGGCCCATTTATGTGAAGGATTACCTCTAAACGTAAATAAAAAACTTTCTTTTGTATTTTTTATTTTATCTAACAATACTCTCATGTGAGAACAGTCTGATATGTAGTTAGGTAAATGATAGTGATGACCTGTTATATCTTTAGCAGGTTTCCATATTCTATTGTATTCGTATTCTTGCCAAATAGGTGCTATAATTTTTTTACATAATTCATTTATTGTTTTACCACATCTAAGTCCATCTTCTAATTGTTCTGCATCTTTAGATATTGTATGGAAATAATCTGCATCAGCTCCGGCCCACTCAAATATAGTTTGATCAGGATCCCCTACCATAATAAATTCTTTTGCATTAGTTGCAATTTTTTCTAAAGCTTTTCTTTGCGGCACGTTACTGTCTTGTGCTTCATCAACTATTAAAACATCTATGTCAGGTACTTTAACATTTGGATTATTAAATTCTTGTATCATATCTTCGTAAGCTCTTACCTGTTCATTCTTTTTATATTCTGTAGCCCATTCAATCATTTGATTTATCATTCTTAAATCTTTGTAAGTTTTTAAATCACCGTTCTGTTTTAAAATAAGATAGTATTGTTGTGTGGTAAGACCTCTACCAATTGCACCTTTAACAAATTTATAAAAGTCATGGTCTTCTGAAACATCTTCTTTTACATCATGGTATCTAAACTCTTTATGCATCCTGCATAAGTTTGCATGATCTTCATCTTTAAATAAAGATTTTTTAATTAGTTTACTCTGACAATACTTATGAATAGTACAAATTCTATTTTCAAAAAAATTCTCTTCTAATTTCATATTTTTAATTTCAGGAAGATCTTCTACAGCTTCTCTAATTTCATCAGCAGCTACATTGGTGTGTGATAATAAAATCATTTTTTCTGGTGAATAAGTTTTTAATAGTTCTTTGTATTTACTTTTTAAGTATATATGTGTTTTACCTGTTCCTGGAGGACCAACTATAAATTTAAGATTGTTCATGTACTATTTGTTTTACCTCCGTAACTTCTTCAAACTCTCCTTCATGAATTAAATTAGTTTCATCCATATTGTAGTTTTCTATTTTATACGTAGAACAAGAATGCTCTTTGTATTTACCCCTATACTTCTTTGCTTTTAAAACGTTTCTGCATTTTAAAACTAAGTCTACTCTAGCCATACTGACTCTTTTCTTCTGCAGATAGTCATCAAACTTATCTAACTTAAATTCTAAACTTTCATTTTTAATATTATAAAAAGGCATACCAAATAAATGTAATTCTTTTTTATCTGTGAATGCTTTGTGTTCTGCAATAAAACTATCAAACCAACCAATAAATCTTAAATCTTCACTAGATTCTGGATCGTAGTCTTGTGACTTTCTTCTAGTTTCAAATTTAGCTATCATCATTTTTTCAAAATCCATCTCTTTCATGTATGGTAAAAAGACAGCAGCCTGTCTCATTACTTCATTGTAAAATATTTTTTTATTCATTAACTGTGGTCCTTCTACAGTTATATCTTTTTCAATTTTTTTACCTTCTTCTGTCGTATATATTTTTACAAAATATCTATCACTTCCATATTCAGTTATTTCACCAATGTGTTCTTGTATTTCTTCTGTATTATTTTCAATACCTATCCAACTAAATATTTTAATTATGTCTTTTTGATCTACATTTAAAACTTCTGCTAATTTAGGAATCCCATATTGTTTTTCTGCTTTTTTACCTGTGGTTCCTTTTTGATTACGTTTGTCCGCTTCAGTATCATTTGCTTCAATAGCAATATTATAAACGAAACTATCTATTTCTTCTGTTGTCCAATCTGTATTTTTAATTAAAGTCCCTGCTATAGCTGTACAATAAATATCTCTAGATCCAGCAGAAGGATATATAATTGTAAGTGCAGTTGACAAGGCAATCTTACCTACATCAACTCTTATGTTTCCATTGTATTCGTGAATGTTAGTGTAGTTTGCCCATTCAACTACTTCTCCATTGTCATCGTATGGAGACTCTGGAACTATTGTATATCTTTCTTTACCACTTCTTAATTCACAAAGAGTTGCACCATGTGGAAACTTCTCAAAGTTTTTTTCAAAGCTTTTTGGTAATATGTATTGTGTAAATTTACAGGAACCTGTCCAAAGGTAATGACTGTTTGGATTATTTCTTCTACCATAAACTGCTCCGCAGTCTTTTAAATAATGTGTTATAAATCTTCTGACAACAAAGTTGTCTATATCTAAATCAATGTGTTGATCTAATCTTAATGCTATCTGTGCTTTTGAGTGATTGTTTTTCCATTCTTCTTTCGTTAAAGTAAAATCTTCTTTCTTCCAACTGACCCTGGCTTTCTTTTGGTCAGTAGGTATTATTACATGACCAAGATTAAGCCAATCCTCATAATTAACAGGTTTATTATTTATCTTATCGTTCATAAATTTAAAAGCGGGCGTCTCCACTCTCGCTTTAACGCCCACTACCTAGGATTCTATAAATTCAAAGATTTTTTTGTTTGTTCTTGAACTTCAGGTTTAGCTTGTATCTCACCTTTACCTACAGAATCTGCAAAAGATTTAGCCATGTCATAGATAGCTTTATCAGTGACAGGTCCTACTTTTGTTACATCCCAACCAAACCATGTTCCTTTGTCGTTAGACATTTGAACAGTAGATAGTTGATAAATGTGGCTGTAAGTTGGCGGAGTAAACAAACCATTTTTACCCTGCATTTTTATACCCAACATCATTGAGTTCCATTTTCTACTAACTTTTAATTGAGTAGACTTCATAGAAATCAAAGCTGTTTCTGGGTTATCACCAACGATTAATACAAAGTGACTAGCTGTATTATCAAGATAGTTTCCATTTGGTAATCTATCTTTATAGTCTTTACCTCTAGTTGTTTGACTTACAATGTCACTATCTGCATCGTGAATTGCAACAGGTGCACCTGTACTGGTACCTCTGTCTTGCCATTCAATGTACTGTCGTTTGTAATGACATGGTACAACTTGTATAGTGTCATACAATGCATTAGTTACGGTATTTATTATTTTACCTGGCTCTGCACCCTCGACGTACTTACCATCTCTTTTGTTTACCTCTGGAGATAGTTGACCCAAAATTTTTAAGAATGGTAACGCAAGATCTTCTTGCGATATATTCTGGGCTCCTTGTTGTGCATCTGCTTCCATATCAAATGTAGCTAATGCACCATTCTTTTTTTCTGTTACTTGGTTCATGTTTATTTGTTCCTTTTTATTGTTGTCTTATTCTCCGAGAAAACCCCGAAGATTTCCGTTGGCATTTCTTTTCCTGCCTCAATACGCTCACGGACTAACGCTTTCAGAGTCATGGGTTCAACCTTCATCTTTTGTGTCGGTTGAAACCCACTGCTCTTTGCAAGTTCGGCATAATCAGCCGCCTTGTTATCTTCGTTACGACCAAACGATACGGATATCTCATTTTTGATTATATCGCCTAAGCCATTTTCACGAAGCCAGTTAAACGCCGATTCTTTATTTGCTTCTGTTATAGTAGCACGATACGACGTTGAAACTTTAAGATGTGATCCATCTTGAAGTTTTAATTCTGCTAAACCCATTTCGGACATCATGGTAGGTATTACCTCACCTGATATACGTTGGTATTCTTTTTTTAAGTCTTTTATAGTAGATTCACTTGCTTCTATTCTAGAATGTAGAGCTTCTAATGTTTCTACTTGATCTGCAAGAGACTGAATATTTTCAGTTTTACTCATTGCATCTTGTTGGTCTTTTTCAAAATCAATTGTCATCTATTTCTCCTTTCTCGTATAAATTAATGTCAATCGGGTAGTATTTTCTTTCTTGCTTATCCCACTTTAATAAATTGTATTTGCCATTTGTAATATCAGATACAATTGAACATGCAACACCTATAATTGCAGGATCGCCTGTAAGTAGTAAATAATCTCCTTGCTTAAAATCTTTTAAACCTTTTCTTAATTTAAAAATTAAAGGACCTGGAGAAAAAATCATTTGAGAAAACTCTGGCAATAAAAATTTAAATTTACCATAACTAGATGCACCTATAATATTTATTTTAGGATTACCTGCTTGTGTACCCGCTATTTCTTGTATGACGTACACAGTTGGTTTACTTCCAATGACATTTTTTTCATTTATTACTTTCATGCTTGACAATATAACCATGTAATACTATATGTCAAGTTAGAAAGTTATGAATTATAAATTTAAAACAAAACCATACGCGCATCAATTAACTGCGTTAGAAAAATCCTGGAATAAAGAAACCTATGCATATTTTATGGAAATGGGTACAGGTAAAACAAAAGTGTTAATTGATAACATGGCAATGTTATATGACAAAGGTAAAATTGATGGTGCATTAATTGTTGCTCCTAAAGGTGTAATTAAAACTTGGTACGAACAAGAACTACCTACACATTTACCAACACACATTGAAAATGTGTCTGTATTGTGGCAACCTAATATAACAAAAACACAACAAGAAAAACTAGAGTCATTGTTTGAAATAGAAACAGCTTTACATATTTTAGTTATGAATGTTGAAGCTTTTAGTACAGATAAAGGTATGAAATTTGCAGCTAAATTTTTAAATTCACATAAAGTTTTAATGGCTATTGATGAATCTACAACAATTAAAACACCTACAGCAAAACGAACTAAAAATATTATTGGTCTTGGTAAGTCTGCGAAATACAGACGTATCATGACTGGATCTCCGATTACAAAAAATCCTTTAGATTTATATACACAATGCGAGTTCCTTGATCCGTATTTATTAAACCATGCTTCATACTATTCTTTTCGTAATAGATATGCAGAAATGAAAACTATGCACGTACGTGGTCGATCAATACAAGTTGTGCACGCGTTTCAAAATCTTGCAGAACTATCAGACAAAGTAAAAGGTTTTTCTTACAGAGTATTAAAAGAAGATTGTTTAGATTTACCACCAAAAATTTTTACTAAACGTTATGTCACGTTAACACCAGATCAAAAAAAGATTTATCAACAAATGAAAAAAGAAGCTATGGCTATATTAAATGGTAAAGTAACTTCTACCATAACTGTATTGACTCAATTAATGCGATTACATCAAATAACTTGTGGTCATTTTACTGCTGATGATGGGTCCACGCAGTCTGTTGAAAGTAATAGATTAAATGAATTAATGTCTGTTCTTGAAGAAACAGAGGGCAAAGCTATTATTTGGGCTAACTATCAATTAAGTGTAGGTGAGATTATACAAAGAATAATTAAAGAATATGGTGAAGATTCTTATGTTCATTATTATGGTTTAACTTCACAAGAAGACAGACAAGACTTTATTCGTAAGTTTCAAAACGATCCTAAGTGTAGATTTTTAATTGGAACACCACAAACAGGTGGGTACGGTATTACACTTACACAGGCCAACACTGTAATTTATTATTCTAATAGTTATGATTTAGAAAAAAGATTACAATCAGAAGACCGAGCCCACAGAATAGGACAGACAAAGTCAGTAACATATGTAGATATTATAGCAGAAGATACAGTTGATGAAAAAATTGTAAAAGCATTACGGAATAAAATTAATATAGCATCTGAAGTATTAGGTGAAGATTTAAAAGAATGGATTTAAAATGAAAATTTTAGGAATTAATATATCTCATCATCCCTCAATATGTATATATGAAGATAAAAAAATTCATAAATTTTATAATGAAGAAAGATTTACTCTTAGAAAAAATTGTCCACCAGAAACTTATCATTTTAAGTTATATCAATCTATACTTCATCATGTAAATTTTAAACCAGACCTTGTTTGTTATGCATCATTTCAAAGATCACGTGATGATTTTAAAGATAAAGATGTTATAAAAATATTACAAAATCAATTAGAAAATCCAATTTATTATTTTAATGATAAGAATCACCACATATATC